GTACTCTTGTAGACTAGAAACGTCCCTGTAACACATAATCGTGCCCGAAGACCAACTTGTGCCTCCTACTCCCGTGGAGTCTGTGGCACCCCAGCCTGTGGCTGACACTTCGGACCTAGCCCAACAGCTTGAAGCCCTCCGTGCGAAGAACGCCGAGCTTATTGGCGAACGCCGCAAGGACCGCGAAACCCGCGAAACCCTCCAAAAACAACTAGACGCCCTATCTACCGCCCAACAGGAAGCCAAAACCCAACAACTTGCCCAGTCTGGCGAATACAAAACCCTCTGGGAAGAAGCCCAACAAACTGTCGCCGACCTCAAACAACAACTTGCTGCCAAAGAAGCCGAAGCAGAGCAAATCCGCCAAGGCTACACACAAGAACAAATCAAATCTGCCACCATCGCCCAACTGTCTAACGCTGGTGCATTAGCACCCGATCAGCTGTATCGTTTACTTCAGGAGAACCTTCGCGCCAAAGACGGTCAGCCTGTGGCTGTCGCCGGCGGCGTGGAAGTTCAGATCGGCGAGTACATCGCCAATCTCAAAAATCCCGGTAGCGGCTACGAACATCACTTCGCAGCAACCAACCGGGCGGGAATGGGTGTAGCAGGCAGTGCCCGCACCAGCTCACTTCCCGGCCAATCCAACCCTTGGCAAAAGGACTCCTGGAACATCACCCAACAGATGCTCCTCCTCAGCCAAGACCCCGACAAGGCCCGCCTCCTCAAAGCAGAAGCCGGCGCCTAGCCCCTGTGGGGCACATCCCCAACCATGACTCCACTGGAGCTATCCAATGTCTGCTTCTAACAGCAACTTCGGGGGAACTTTCCTCTCGAACCTTGTCACCCGTCCCGAATTCCTGCAGTACACCGCCGAGGGCATCTTCGAGCAATCGAAGTGGATCCAGAGCGGCATTGTGCAGCGTAACGCTGCCCTCGACGCCCGCGCTGGTGGTACCCGCGTGCGCGTGCCTTTCTTCGACCCCATCGCCCCCACGGAAACCCAGATCCTTTCCACCTCCAGCTGGAACGGCGGCCTGGGCTACCTGACTGCACAGAACGTGACTGCCGACGAGCAGATCATGACCCTGCTGCACCGCGGCTTCGCTTACGCGGCCGACGACCTCAGCAAGCTGGGCTCTGGCGCCGACCCTCTCGCCCACGTCCGCAACCAACTGTCTGCAGCCATTAACAAGCTGAAGACCGCCACCTTGGCTGCCCAACTGCTGGGCCTCTTCGGCGGCATCAGCGGCGCTGGCGTGCTGGGTCCCAACCAAAGCAACAAATCGTTTGCTGGTGTCCCCGGTTCGATGACCGAGGCCAACTTCCTGAACGTGGCCAACGTGGTTGGCACCAAGGCCCTGCTGGGCGAGCGCGGCGACGAGCTTGACTCGATTGCCATGCACTCCAACGTGGCCTACTACCTGCAACAGGTGGGGATGCTCGTTTTCAGCACCTCCGCTCTGTCTACCGGTGGCGCCATCACCTGGGGTGGCGGCGGTGTGGGCGTAACTGCAGCTGAAGTTGCCACTTTCGCGGGCCTCCGCGTCGTGATCGACGACCAACTGACCGCCCTGACCGGCGGCACCTCCACCCACGCCAAGAAGTACCCCGTGTACCTCTTCAAGTCGGGTGTGGTTTCCGAGGGCATCCAACAGGATCTGCGCCTTGGCGCCGACCGCAACATCCTGTCCATGCAGGACATCCTGGCTGTGGACTACCACTACGGTTACCACATCACTGGTACCAAGTGGGCCGTCGCCGGCGACAACCCGACCAACGCTGCCACCACAGGCAACCTGGCCGACACCGCCAGCTGGAGCCTCGTGTACAGCACCACCAAGCAAGTGCCCATCGCTCGCCTGCTGGTCAACACCCCCTTCGATACCACCGCATACTGATCTTTAGTACGCGCCAAAACAAAGGCCCCCAACTCGGGGGCCTTTTCTTTTGCCTATCTACTCAACCTTCAATCTCACCAATCCTTACTTTTTCCTGATACTCAAAGATGGTTGGCGCCCTACCCACCAACTTGTAGGAGTGACTCAGCAACTCACGAAACACATGCGGACTCACCGCAAGTTCCTGCTGGATCGTCTCAGCATCTACACCAGCAGCAAATTGCTCCCGGATTGCAGCAGCCACCACTTCCAACGACCTTACCTCCTTACCAGGCAATGCAGAAGGTCCTTTCGCTTCTAGGCTGCCTTCAGTGCTGGCAGTTTTGCGGATAGCCATGAGTACAGTGCGTCTCTTCGTACTACAGAATAACCGCCGTTCCTTCATTGATGTTTCCTACGGCCAGCACCTAGAGACGCAAGCCGAACTCGAAATGACTGGCGCCGACGTGTACCACGCCGCCCTTCTTAGCTCCCCACCCAAATCAAGAAAATTCTCCACTGGAGCTAGACTCAAGCAAAGACTGTATTGATTCGTGGCTGCAGTAATCGACGCCACTCTTAGCGGGGCCGCAGCCAACAGCTACGTGACGCTTGCTGCTGCCAACTCATATTTCGAAACGGTCCCCGATTCCAGCACTTGGGTCAGCAAGACCGACGACCAGAAGAACCGCGCCCTGATCTCAGCAACCCGCTGGATCGACGCCCTCAGCTTTTACGGCGACCGCTGCACCGAAACCCAAGCCCTCAAGTGGCCCCGCGACAACTACAAAGTTGACGGCATTGACCTCGCCTGCACCCTGATCCCCGACGGCATCAAGGTTGCCACCTACGAACTCGCCCGCGCCTTCGCCAACGACACCAGCGCCATCACCGGCACCACTGGCACCACCGGCATCTACGACCAAGTGGAACTGGGCGAACTCAAAGTCAAATACAACAAAACCTCCCAAACCAGCGGCGTCATTAACAACGTCTTTGACGTTTACCCCTGGCTCCAGACTTACCTTGGCGCCTATTGCATGGCCGGCGCTTCTAATTACGCTGTACGCCTCTTCCGCAGCTGATGTCCCGCATAGACGACACCTTTGCCGCCGTACCCCCAGCCCTCCTACGCCAGTGGGGCCAAGACATCACGTACATCAAAACCGCCACACCCCGCACCTACAACCCAACTACTGGAGCCATCACTGGATCTGACATCTCCGTAACTGTCCGTGCCGTCATTACCCGCGTCAATCCCCGTGAATCTGAGGGCCTGTACCAAACGACTGATCTCAAAATCATCATTGGTGCTGCAGAGCTTGGAACGTATTACCCAACAGAAGCGGACCGTGTGCAGTATCCCCAAGACGGCGTCACCCGCGAGGCAAAGATCATCGCCATCACCAGCTATCGCGGCGATAACCCGGTTCTCCACACTCTGATCGCGAGGCCCCAGTAATGGCTCGCCGTAGAGGTCTCCTCAACGAACTGGACCGCCTTGCGGAAAACATCGACCGCTTTGCGGTTGCTGCGTTTAGCCGCGGCCCCGCCCGCGCCGCCGAAGAAATCGTCGTCGACCTCCAAGAGGCCGGCCCGGTCTGGTCCGGCAAATTCTCCAACTCTTGGCAAATCGAAACGTCCGACGGCCGCCGCACTGCCGGCACTGGAGCCCCTGGCACACCTCGCCGCATTCCGGCCCCATTACTTAGCGGTCGCGGCTTCGCTTTCGACGACATCAAATACACAATCTCTAATTTTGCTCCTCACGCAGATGCTGCCCGCGATCTAGTTGAAAGCGACTACATCGACCCTGGCACACTTCCAATCAAGGAATACGACCGCGGCACCCGTATTAGCGGTTATCGCGGCGATTTAATCGGCGACGACGAAGGACCTAACCGCAGCACAGCCCCTCTCGACTGGTACCCCACCTACGTGCAGGGAGGCAATATCGACCGCCGAATTAAGCTGGAACTAGACAGCGAACTAGGCCGCGTACGACTATGAATTACCAAGCAATCCGCGCCGCTGTTGAAAATCCGCTGCTTGCAGCGTTTGGAGCACTTGTCCCAGCTGTGCCGGTCTATTTTGACAACATCACAGCAGTCCCACCCAACACAACCACTGAATACATCCGCGTAAATGTTACTTTCGGTATTACCAACGAACCCACGCTTACGTCTAGCGTTGATAACGCGCGTGGCGCAATTGTTATCCGCGTATTTTCAGAAAAAGGCCGCGGCCCTGCCCGCAACCAAACCTTGGTAACCACCGCAGTAAACGCACTAGAAACGCTAAATAATTCCACCAAAGGAATATCCGGCGTGTATTTCAAAGTAGGTGCAATCATAGGCCCGACTTTTTCTGCCACAGAAGAGGCCCCTCATTTTGTAGGTCGTATCGAGACCTCCTACGTTGCAACTGTGTTGTCGTAGGTAATGCTTTGTACAGGCGCTAACCTGTATTAAGCCGGGCAGTGCCCGCCCCTATCCCATTCTTTGGTACGCCCCATGGCCACCACTGTCCTGTCCGGCACGTCCGGCGCTCTCTACTACAAACCCGCTGGCACCAACGGCACCTTCGGTGAATCTGGCGTTAACGCCACCACCGACGTCATCACAGTCGCGCCCTACCTCAACTTTAAAGTTGGCGATCCCGTCAAATTCAGCGTTATCAACGCCCAAACCGGCGGCGCAGGCTCCGGCACTCTTCCTGCAGGTATCACCGGCGGCACCACTTACTACGTGCTCAGCTACACCGCTGACACTGGCGCCCTGACGGTTTCAGCCAGCGCAGGCGGCGTGATCCTGCCCATCACCGACGACGGCACCGCCGTTGCCCCCAACGAATTCCAAGTCGCCTACGCAGACTTTGCCGTTGTCGGCCAAGTTCGTGACTGGAGCTTTGAAATTTCACGCGCGGAAATCGACGTCACAACCATCGGTCAAACCCCTGGTCAGTACGTGCCCTTCCGGACCTACATCAGCGGCTTCGGCGATGGCACCGGCACTGCCACGGTCTACATGACCAACGAAGATGCCGCCCTCTCCAACCGGATGATCCAGGACGTGCTGCAGCGCCAGCAAGACGGCGCCGCCTTCAAGCTGTACACCGACCGTGTGTTCAGCGGCGGCACCCTGAGCGACACCTTGAGCCGCTCGATCTCCTTTGACGCTGTGCTGACTTCGGCCAGCCTCAACATCAACCCCGACGACGCCCAATCGGTGACCGTCAACTTCCGTCCGGCTGGCACCCCTACCTTCGACTTCTCCAAGTCCTGATAGGCTAACGCCGGCCAGATTCAGCAAACCACCCCAGTCACCTGGGGTTTTTTGCTATCTAGTCCGCTACAGTAGAAACCATAAACAAGCACTTCTTATGCCTGTTCCAGTTCGCGCCATTGACCGCCTGCGTAAGGCCGCCAACCTGGAGCCCGTCAAAAAGCTCGTCGAACTGTCTGACGGCAGCAAATTTGAAATGTGGGTGGCCCCGCTGACAATGGCCGAACGCGAACGCGCCCAAAAACAAGCCAAGTCTGACGATGCCAACGCCTTTGCCCTTCAACTGCTGATCGCCAAAGCCCTCGACGACACTGGCGCCAAGATCTTCAGCATCGGCGAAATTGACGTACTGAAAAACGAAGTGAAGGACAAAGACCTCCAAGCCCTGATGCTGGCAATCCTTACCGACGACGCGGAGGCCATCGACCCAAAATCCTGAGCGCCGAACTCCGAAAGGACACTTGGCTCATGCTCCAATTCGGAGTTGCCAAAGAGCTAGGCAAAACCCTTTCGGAGATCAGCAACAGCATGACTCCCGAAGAACTCCTCGGCTGGAGCGCCTACTTTTCAATTCTTAACGAGGACCAACAAAAGGAGATGGAAAAAGCCAAACGCCGCCGCTAACCCCGGCGGCTTTTTTGTCGCGTAAACTGAAGTACCAGAGGATAGCGGCACCGTGGCCTACAGAGCCGATATTGAAATTGCGGTACGTGGTGCCCAAGAACTCAAGCGGCTGCAGAATGAGATTTCTGGGACTTCAAAACTTGTAGACCATTTAAATAATTACCTAGAAAATCTTGGCAGTGGTGGTGTTGTTCGCAGTATTAACAATCTACGTGATTTAGTTAGTGATGCAGCTGTAGCGTTTAACAAAGCAGCTTTGGGCACAGATGAAGCAAATATCGCAGCGAAAAAATATGTTACTACTACCGACGCACTAAATGCAGGTCTGCGCGAACGCGCAGCACTGCTTAAAGAGGTAACAGAAGCAGAACGTAAAGCTAAACTTGCTGCTGTTGGCGTTAAAGAAACAACCCAGTACCGAGGTCCCATAGGACCAGGGGCCGCATCCCCTGTAGGTGCGCTTATGGGTCAAAAGTCACCGGTATCGGAAAATATCCAGCGAAATTTACAAGCGCGACAAGATGAAAATAAATTACAGCAGGCGCTGCTTCAACTAGAGCAAAAAAGCGCAACCATACTTAATGCAAAAGTACAAAGTCAAGAAGCTCTTGTACAAGGCACAAAAGAAGTTCTTGCCCTTTTAGACCAGCAGGCTAAACGCCAACAGTTTCTTGCAGGTAAATCTGGCACAGCCATGCAAGGACCGTTGGCAGGCCCTGGTGCGATGGGCTTTCCTGTTGCACTATCTCTTACAGCAGCAGAACAAAAAGGCCTGCGTACCGAAACTCAAAAACAGCAAATTTTGCAGCGGATGGCTGCTACAAGACAACAACTGGTAGGTTTAGCAGCCAACCTACAAAGACTTGATCAAAATTCTGCTGTTGCTATTGCGGACGCTACGCGAGCACAAGAAGGGCTTAATGCTGCAAAACAGCGAGAACTTCAGATTGCACAGCAGGTAGCGGCTATTAGAAATAAAGAAAGTGCGGCTAGTGCTGCAGCTCGTCAGCGGTTGACAGACGAGGCTGCTCGGCGACAGCTAATGCAGAATGCTGGCTTCGGTATGCAAGGCCCTGCCTTACCTCCCACACTTGCTGCTGGAGCACGCCGAAGCAGCGGCGGTGGTATCGGCGGACGTGTTGGCGGAGCCATCAGTGGCAGCATCATCGGCGGCGCATTTCCTTTACTGTTCGGTCAAGGCGGTGGGGCAGCAGCTGGCGGCGCCATCGGCGGTCTAGTTGGCGGTCTTGCTGGTCCCGGCGGAAGTTTTGCTGGTTCGCTGCTTGGCACACTCCTCGGAGATATCGCCAGTCGTGGTCAAGCCGTAAAACAACTTGCGGACGACATCGGCTTTTCTGCCCAACAAACAAAACAACTTTCTGACGCCTTCAAAGTTGCCAATACCGACGTAGAAAAGTTCACTGGTGTCATCCAAAACATTCGCGGTGTTGGCTTAGCCATTGAAGATCAGGCAAAAGCAATCCAGCTTGTAACCCGTCTTACAGAAGCCTACGGCGGATCCTTTGAAAAAACTGGCAACGCAATTACCAGCACACTGGAATCCGGAAAAGTAACACAAGCAACCCTCAATCAACTAACAAGTCAAGGCATAAATATCCAACAAGCACTGGCAGATAAATACAACGTAAGCAGGACCGAACTGCTTCAAATGGCTAAAGATGGCGAAATATCAGCCCAAAGTTTAATCGATACCCTCGTTGAAGTAGCCAACGCAGGCACTACAGGAGCTACAAAAGTTAAAAATAGCTACGAAGAAACTGCAACCGCAATGACCAATGCGTTTGCAAACGCCACCACAAGTATAAATACCAGCTTTACTAGCACGCAAAATACAGTTGTATCGGCATTTGACCGTATGGTCAAAGCGATGTCACCTGCGCTTGTGGAGTTAGCAAAAATTAGCGGGCAAATTGTTTCACTGGGCGCTTACGTTGTAGAGCTAGGCGTTAAATTTGCTACTGCTTTTTACAGTATTCCAGGGACTGTTCAAGTTGTAGCTACAGCACTGGCAAACATGATTCCAGGGCTTAGCGCAATTTACGCAACCCTATCTGCAATAAACAACCTCAGAGGGGGCGGCAAAGGCGGCTTAGCTACTTCGCTAAACCTGAACGCGGGAATGGATGGAGCAAACTGGCCTGCTGGAATACCCCGTCCCGGCACGCCCGTCCAATCCTTCCAAGTCCCAAGCGAATTTGGCCCTACAGGTGGCGCTAAAGCTAAGGGACCAAAACCGCCGGAGGATAGGACAGCGCAACTACAAGAAGATCTTGATGCTTTAATGGCTATACGTGATGCCGAAGATAAAATCAGAGATGCCCTCTTCGCGGGTCGTGAATTTCTTGCCTTGTCCGCAGAAGAAGATAAAGCTCGTGCAGACATCGAACGCGATCGAGTAAAAGCGATTTTAAGCGCTAACTACGAAAGCGAAAAAACTCTTATAAATAAAGTTGCTCAAGTTCGTATTGACAAGTTACTTTTAGAAATTGCAGACAAAGAACGCGCAATTAGACAGAATAAATTTGAAGAGGAACTGCAGGCGGCTGCTGCTGTCAAACAAAGTGTTGCGTCCTTTGTTCAAATTCGTAAAGAACAAGAGTTTCAAGCTCAGTATGCAAAAACTTATAACCGCCTAATCACAGAAGGCATGTTGCCTGCGGAAGCTGAGCGTATTGCTAACTACGACAAGATGATTGCACAGCAGTTAGATCTTGTCACAGAGCAAATTAAAATTACCGACTTAGCTATTCTTAAAGCGGAAGCAGACGGTTTAAGTACAAACAAACTAAAAGAACAGCTTCAGATATACAAAGATCAGCAAGCCGCTATTAAAGGTGAAGCGTCTAAAGGCCCTGGCAAAGGTCCCACAGACGTACAGCGGTTGCAGGATGCCGTAACTGTTCTTCGTGGCGAATTAAACGATTTGACCGATCCTATCAACCAAGTTATTGCTGGCGCCAAAGCTATCGGTGACGCCTTCCAGCAAGCATTTACAGGTCTTGTTACCGGAGCAATGACAGGACAAGAAGCGCTTGCTGCTTTCTTTAAGAGTGTAGGTCAACACTTCTTGGATATGGCAACCAAGATGATCGCCAAATTGATTGAAATTTATATTCTTGAAACTGTCCTGGGCTTTATTAGTGGTGCGGCAGGCGCTGCGAGTCCCAGTAGTAGTGCCGCTAGGGGCACTCCAGGTGCACTTGCGCCCAACGGTGCTGCGTACTTTGGCCCTGCTTTTGCCGAAGGCGGCTTCGTCACCGGCCCTACCCGCGCAATTGTGGGCGAAGGCGGCGAAGCTGAGTACGTCATTCCAGCCAGCAAAATGCGTGGCGCCATGAGTCGGTATGCAGCTGGCGCACGCGGCGCCTCTGTCATCCCCGGCGCAGGCGGCGGTGGCGGCGGTCCCATGGGCGGTGGCGGCGGTGGTGCCATTGACGTGCGCTACACGGTGGAGCGCATCAACAGCGTGGACTACGTCACCGCCGATCAGTTCCAACGCGGCATGGCCCAAGCCGCACAGCAAGGTGCAGTCCAAGGTGAGCAGCGGGCAATGCGTAGCCTTAAAACAAGTGCCGCCACCCGACGGAGCGTCGGAATCTAATGGAATACGCCTACGGCCACCTACTGGAAATCGGCCCAACCGGAGCTGCCGCCCAATACCGCTTCCAGAACTACGCCATCAACCAAAACGTCAACGGCTATCTATTCCTGCCGTTCAGCTTTGGCGGTGCAGTGGCGACCCTGCAGGGCGACAACTTGGACGCAACGCTCCAGTTTGCCAACTTGGAAATTACAAGGGCGTGGATTATTGAAGCGCTAGACAGCCTGTGGGTCGCCAAGGTCACCACCGTCTTATGGGATCCAGCAAGTGGTGCCGTGCAGCGGACTTTGTATAGCTACTGGGGCAGCTGTTCTAGCGGCGGCTGGGACGAAACCAATATCCAGATGACGCTCAATTCTGTACTGGACGCCGTACAAGCCAACGTCCCAGGTCGCCGCCTGCACCGCTGGCAGGTTGGCAGCATCCCCTTTACTGCCCAAATCAGTGTGTGATCATTTCATCGGTCGTCCTTTTGAGTACGGCGGCGATGACTGTATCCATCTGGTAGTCGACGCTTTAAAAGAAATGGGCTTTGACCCACCTGGTGTAGCCGACACTTGGTACACACTAAGCAACCGTGGCATCCTGCAGGAATTGAACAGGCATTGCAGCCGCATTGACCGCCCTGTCTATGATGGGGACATCGCTTTGATTGCGGCCCAGCCGCCCACTTTTGGTGTCGCATGGCAGAGTGGAATCCTATTCATAAACCCCTTGATTTCCGCCGTGGACTGGAAACCGGCGGCAAGTCTTACAATCCGCCGCTCCTACCGTATGAAATCTCGCTGATCCAAGCCCTGGATTGCAGCGAAGAGGAGTATCGACAGTTCGTCCGTTACGCGCACGAAGCAGTATATACGCGACCCGCTGAGTACGAAAACGTACCAGAAATTTACGCGGCAATGATTCCTGCGGCTATTGGATTTTTCGCAGCAAAATCTGCTACCACGGTAATTTTCACAAATATTGCCATCGGCTTGGCCTTGACTGCCATCAGCCTGCTGCTGGCACCAAAAGCACCGGCGCTGGAATCACCTGCCCGAATCCGAGGCCGCAAGTTAGCCGACCAAATCGGCCCTACCCGCTTTAACCAAACCACCAGTTTCGACAACGTATCCAGCCTTGCCGAGTACGGCCAGGCCATCCCCATCCCCTTTGGCAAACGCGGCACCGGCTCCGACGGCGCCCTAACCGGCGGCCTAATCCTCGCTCCCGCACTCGTCTGGAGCCGCCTGTACTCCTATGGCACCTACCAAGCCTTTGAGGCAATCTACGTAGCTGGTGAATACGGCGTAACCACGCCCAAGGTGAGCGGCGTTCGCCTCGGCACCGCAGCTTTGGATAGTCTTAATGGTCAAGACTACGCACTGTTCTGGTCATCCACACTCGGCAATAACCGCCCAACAGCAGCGCGGCTAATTGCCGGCACACAAACAGAAGACGGCGGCACCAACGGCCGTCAGATCTTTACATCGCCCACCGCTGATGGTGAATTCAGCAGCGGGTTTTCAATGGCGTACAACCCGCAGAACAACATTGCGTTTGGTACATCTACGCCCATCCATAACGGCAGTGCATACCGCTTCAACTGGGAAGTCGTCAGTGCGCCCTACGCCAGCACTAACCCCGACTTTTCAGGTAAAGACGACGACGACTCAATCAAAGCAGCTCGCACAGAAACCCAAGCAAGACGCCGCAAAATCGCCGGGTCTTTCGCGGACGTGCTCCACAAGTATGAAGGACAACCCATTGAAGACTTGGCCCAACTCGGAATGCCCGGGGTAGGACGCGCATACTCCCGCCGCATGGGTTTTACTAAACATACTCGTGGCGGTACAACTACTGAATACGAAGACCGCACAGAGATAACAATTCAGAAAGACGATCTTCTGGTTTTTGAAATCAATGGTAAAGATTACGAAGAACTAGAAAATAGAAGTCCTAAAGACCCCGACGGCGGCGGCTTTAAGAACACAGAAATCGACCTCAAGGATCTTAAAAGCTCCTCAGAATCTTGGCGGATTCGTGCTGCAGACCTCCTAACAATCGGCTCCACTTGGGTCATCGCCGGAAGCGTCTGGACAGTAACGGCACGCAACAGAGAAATTTGGAAGCCTGGCAGAAACATGCAGGTCACCTTTAAGTGCATTGAAGTCATTGGAGTCAACAAGATTGGTATTCCCGGTAAACGCACAGTTACAGAACCCCTTGGCGGATACGAGGGCGGCGAGTTCAACCCTAAAAAGCACTGTGGTGCTGCGTTTTACAACATCTGCCGTTATCACGCCGCTCACTTCAGACCCGTGCGCCGCGATGCAGAAGTAATTGAGTTTGGTATCCAAAGTCAAGTCTGGAACCGCGCCAATGGTCT